GCTTATGCTCTGACTTTATTTGTAACAAGTATCGCAAAGCAAACATTGAGGATTTTGGATTTGGGAAAGGCTACACCTATCTTGCAGAGGAATTCTCTAACTTACTCCAACTATTATCAAAACTTGTTGATGTGGATATTAATCCAGTTGTTATTGCACATGGAAAACCTCGAAAGTATGAGCTCCCAGAAGAACAAGGCCAATTCGACAGATGGGAAATGAAACTAACAAAACAATGTGCTCCATTAGTCAAGGAATGGTGTGATATTTTACTTTTCTGCAATTACAAGACCTATGTGGTTACAACAGAAAACAATACTAAAAAAGCCCAAGGTGGAAAACGTGTAATGTACACCACTCATCATGCTTGTTGGGATGCTAAAAACAGATTCAATTTACCCGAGGAATTAGAACTTAGCTATAAACCTATTGCTCATCTATTCAGTGGTAGGGTAGATGTTCAAATAAAGGCAGAAGATGACTCTTCAAAAGATAAGTCAACCAATCATACAAAATTACAAAAGTTGATGGAAGAGTCAAATGTTAGAGCAGACGATTTAGAACAAGTCGTTATTGAACGCGGACACTATCCAGAGAATACAAAAGTTGCTGACTTTTCAGAAGATTTCATAAATCGATGGATATTCCCTAACTGGAAAAAAATCGTAGACACAATCAATAAGAATAAAGAAGGAGATAAATAATCATGGAAGAAAATAAAAACTATTTAATCGATTGGAATGATGAAATTTCAAACGAAGGTCAGGAGTTTGTCACTCTTGAAGAGGGAGATTACTTATTTAGAGTAATCAAGTTTGAACGTGGAAGATATTTAGGATCAGCTAAAATTCCGCCATGTAATAAAGCAATCATTACAGTTGAAGTTCCTACTGAAAAAGGAGTAGCAATCGCAAAAGTAGACCTTATATTATATCGAACACTTGAATGGAAATTATGTGCCTTCTTTAGATCTATCGGGCAAAAGAAGCATGGTGAAAAGCTTGTCATGGATTGGAATAAGGTGCTAGGTGCTGTAGGCAAAGCTCACTTTAAACCTCGTACTTACACTAATCAAAATGGTGAAGAAAGAATGATAAACGATATTGAAAAGTTTATCGATTACGATGAAGAATTCTTCAAAGAACAAGGATTAGACAGTCAAATTGAAATCTCAGATGATGATTTACCGTTCTAAGAGGTGGTTATATGTTAAGACCATATCAACAAGAATGCATTGATGCTATTAAGCATGAATGGTTTGAAGAAGAGCACTCTCGAACTTTGGGGGTGCTCCCTACCGCTTCTGGTAAAACAATCATCGCAGCTGGATTAATCCAAGACTTAATTGATTCATCTAAAAGAGTACTATTTTTAGCACATCGAAATGAATTAATTAATCAAGCCTATGACAAAATTAAAAGTTTTACAGGCATTGAATGTGCAATTGAAAAAGCGGAAGAAACTTCAATTGGAAAAGATAACAAAGTCGTTGTGGGGTCCATACAAACTCTTTGTCGAGAATCAAGACTTAGTAAATTTCCAAAAGACTACTTCGACATGATTATCGTTGACGAATGCCACCATATTTTAGCTGATTCATATATGACAATTCTCAATCATTTTAATGAAGCTAGAGTTCTTGGTATTACTGCAACACCTGATCGTGGCGATCAAAAGAATCTAGGACAATTTTTCGATTCAAAGGCTTATGAATACACAATGGCACAAGGAATAAAAGATGGGTGGTTATCACCAATTAAAGCACAAATGATACCACTTCAACTTGATATTCATGAAGTTTCAATTACACAAGGTGACTATAATGCAGGTCAAATTGGTAGTGCCCTTGAACCATATTTAAACCAAATAGCACTAGAAATGCTTAAGTACTGTAAGGATAGAAAAACAGTCGTGTTCTTACCACTTGTTAAAACTAGTCAAAAGTTCTGTGACTTGTTGAATCTTTATGGAATGAGAGCGGTAGAGGTCAATGGCAATAGCAAGGATAGAGACCAAATCCTAGCTGACTTTGAAGCTGGTGAGTATGACGTTCTATGTAACAGTATGTTGCTTACAGAGGGATGGGATTGTCCATCAGTGGATTGCATTATTGTCCTTCGTCCTACAAAGGTAAGAAGTTTATATCAACAAATGGTCGGTCGTGGATTACGCATCGCTCCTGGAAAAAAAGACTTATTATTACTTGACTTCCTTTGGATGACTGAAAGACACGATTTATGTAGACCAAGTGTGCTAGTTTCAAAAGATGCTGATATTGCAGAAAGAGTCAATCAAAAGATTGTAGATAGTGGAGCAGGAATAGATCTTATTTTTGCTAACGAAAGTGCTGAAAAAGATATTATTGCTGAACGTGAAGCTGCACTTGCTCGTGAACTTGCTGCAATGAGAAAAAGACAACTTAGACTTGTTGATCCAATTCAATATGCATTCTCTATTGAAGCAGAAGATTTGGCACGTTATCAACCTACATTCGTTTGGGAAATGGGACCTGTCACTGAAAAGCAAAAAGACTACCTTGAAAAACATGGCATATTAGCTGACACAATAGAAAACTGTGGACTTGCAAGTCTTATCATTGATAAGTTAAAGAAACGCCAAATGGAAGGTTTAGCTACTCCAAAACAAATTAGATACTTAGAAAGCAGAGGATTCCGACATGTGGGTACATGGAGTTTTGATGATGCTACTGACATGATTAACAGAATCGCAAGTAATAACTGGTTCATACCTAGAGGTATTAATGCCGCTACATATCAACCTTAGTAGGAGGGGCATATGGACAACAACATTATTAAAGCTCTTAAAAATCTAGATGTTTCATCCTTAACATATCAAGAATGGATTAATGTTGGTATGGCGTTAAAAGCTGAAGGATATGATTGGAATGTTTGGGATGATTGGAGCAAGAATGACTCTCGATACAAACCAGGAGAATGTGAGAAGAAATGGAGGACCTTTACAGGGTCTTCCACTCCCATCACTGGCGGAACAATTATTCAAATGGCAAAGGATAGAGGATATGTTTCGTTTTCCTTTGATGGCGATGGATGTTTAGATTGGGATTCTGTAATTGAGTATGATGGCGATGGAATCGTATATGAAATGCCAAAATGTGATACACCAGTTGAACAGCTAACCAAGTATATAAAAACATTATTTAAAGAAGATGAATATGTGTCATACTGCACCAATGATGTGTGGCAAGACAAAGATGGAAAATGGATGCCTTCAAAAGGTGCTTATGATAGAACAGCAAAAGAACTGCTTGAAAGTTTAGAAAAACATCCTGACGATTTAGGAGCAACAGTAGGAGACTGGAAAGATGAATGTGGTGCTTGGATTAGATTTAATCCAGTTGATGGAAAAGGAATAAAGAACGAAAACATTACACGTTTTGAATATGCTCTTGTTGAGTCAGATGATTTAGCAATATCAGAACAAGACGCAACATATCGAAGACTTGAATTACCTATTGCTTGTTTAGTAAGTAGTGGTGGTAAAAGCCTACATGCAATCGTAAAAGTCAATGCGAGTGATCAAGAAGAGTATCGTAGAAGAGTCGACTTTCTTTATGACTATCTTGAAAAAAATGGATTAAAAGTCGATAAGCAAAATCGAAATCCATCACGACTATCTAGAATGCCTGGTGTAACAAGAAATGGAAAACAGCAAACATTAATTGCAACAAACATAGGTAGAAAAGACTGGACCGAGTGGATGGATTTTGTTGAAGGGATTAATGATGAACTACCAAGTTTAACGTACCTTGCTGATGAACTGAAACATCCTATAAAATTACCGGAAGCTTTGATTGAAGGTGTATTAAGAGTTGGACATAAGATGATTGTTTCAGGTTCATCAAAAGCAGGTAAATCCGTTTTACTTATGGAACTTGCTATATCACTTGCATGCGGTGGTTTATGGCTTAACTTTAAATGCAAAAGTTCAAAGGTGCTTTATGTGAATTTAGAAATTGATCCTGCATCATGTATCAACCGCTTTAAGACGATTATGGATGCAAAAGGTATCGATTATAAATATGCAGATAATATCGCAATATGGAATCTTCGCGGACATGCTATCCCAATGGATAAACTTGTTTCAAAACTTATTAGAAGAGTAAAGAATCAAAACTACTCTGCTGTGATAATTGATCCGATTTATAAAGTTATTACAGGTGATGAGAACAAAGCATCAGATATGGGACAATTTTGCAATTACTTCGACCGTATTTGCTCAGAAACAGGAGTGTCGGCTATTTATTGCCATCACCATTCTAAAGGCACACAGGGGCAAAAAAAAGCCCAAGACAGGGGGTCTGGAAGTGGAGTGTTTGCACGTGACCCAGATGCTATCATTGACCTTATTCAGCTTGATACTACACCAGAGTTTATTCTAAAAAATGCAGCGAATGAATTTTCAACAGCATGGAGAGTTGAAGGTTCACTACGTGAATTCCCTAATTTCAAACCAGTGAATATTTGGTTTAACTATCCAGTCCATATGGTCGATGCAACAGGAGTACTACAAAGTATTTATGCTGAAGGTTCGAGAGATGCTAATCTCGCTAAGTCAGGAAAAAGAAAGCAAACAAAGGAAGACCGTGAAGAGGAGTTCGATGATGCATTTGATGCTGCGTGTATGGGAAAGAAAAGCTGTACAGTAAAAGAACTTGCTGAGTACTTAGATGTTACTGAAAGAACCATTCAATCAAGAATCAAAGAGTTTAATGATAAGTATTTATGCAGTAAAGGTGAGGTGTTTAGAAAGTGATGAATGAAACGAAAAAAGGAACAAATATCATATTTTCGCAAAACGAAGAAAATAGGAAAAATTACCTATTTTCGGAAAACGAAAAAAGGGCTTATATATATAGTTTCGCTTCGCTTACACACGCTGACGCCTCGTTTTGTAGGAAAGGGCATTTAATAATGCCCCTTTCCCAAAACAAAGCATCGAGAGGCAACTCCCTTTTTTCAAAAAAAAACGAGGTGGTCTCATGAAGATATTTTTACTAATTGATCCGCCGAGAACGACAGCTCAAATGCAGAAGATAGCAATGGTAAATGGAAAACCTAGAATCTATAAGCCGTCAAAGGTTATAGAAGCAAGGAATATACTAATCAAACACCTTAGACCTTTCAAACCTAAAGAACAGATACAAGGACCTGTTGAACTCAAAGTCACATGGCTATTTCCAAGAGGGAAAAACCATAAGCATAATGAATGGAAAGTAACAAAACCTGACACGGATAACTTACAAAAGATGCTGAAAGACTGCATGACTCAACTTGGATTTTGGAACGATGACGCACAAGTGGTAAAAGAAACTTGCGAAAAAAGATGGTCGAATGAACCATGTGGAATATCAATAGAGATTTTAAGTCTTGAAAAAATATTCATCGAAGGAGGGTAGGCTATGACATCAAAAGAATATCTCGAACAAATCGGAAAGCTCGAACACACTATTAAGTGTATGAAGATGCGTTCTGAGTACTATGATGAAATGAGCTTATCCATTCCGGGTCCATGTTTGAATCGTGAAGGAACAAGTGGAACAAGGAATCTAGAAGCACCATTTGTCAAGTGGTTAAATAAGAAGTTTGAAATTGATGCTGAAATCGAAATGAAGGAAGAAGAACTAAGAAATCTTAAAGCAGAAGCACTATTTAAGATTGAAACAATGACAAACGAAGATTATAAATGTATCCTAATTGATAAATATTTCAACCATCTAAATTGGGATGAGATAGCAACAAAAATATTTGTAAGCAGAAGTACAGTGAAGAGATGGCATGAACTAGCATTAGAACAACTTAAGGTCGATTAATTTTGAACCGCGATGAACCGCTATGGACCACTTTGAACCGTTGTTAATATGTCAATAGTAAGGTATAATTATAATAGGCAAAAGCTATAAAAACAGAGCTCATAAGAGGCAACTCCTATGGGCTTTTTTCATGCAAAAAACCCGAAAGGAGGAAACAGATGTGCCTAGCAAACCAAAGAAACCATGTGCTTATCCCAGATGTCCTGAATTAACTAACGATGTGTATTGTGATGAACATGCATCGCTTAGACAAAAACAATATGATCGTTACAACAGAGCACCTAATCATGATAAGAAGTACGGTAACAACTGGAAACGAATACGTGGACTTTATGTTAAGAAACATCCACTTTGTGAGAGATGCTTGAAGGAAGGTAAAATCACTCCTGTCGAAGAGGTTCATCATATCATACCTCTTTCTCGTGGTGGTACAAATCAGTTCAGTAATCTTATGTCACTATGTCAAAGTTGTCACACCAAGATCCATTATGAGTTGGGTGATCGCAGTTGATTATGAAGGAGATACCAGGATATTCTGGCTATTATGCTACAGATGAAGGTTTAATTTATTCTTTTAAAAATGGTACGGTGAAAGAGAAAACTCAAAGGTTAGATACAAAAGGCTATTTACGAGTAAATTTAATAAAAGATGGTTGCCCTTCCAGAAAAAAAAGTATCAATGTACATACAGCAGTTCTATTAGCTTTTGTTGGCGATAAACCTGCGGGAATGGAATGCAGACATTTAAATGGAAATTGCTTAGACAATCATCTGAAGAATCTATGTTGGGGAACACGACAGGAGAACGTTCAAGATGAAATTAGACATGGAACAGCTGCTTGCTTAAGAAAAGGTGGCAAAAGTAATGGGGCAAAATTGCACACAACAGATATTTATGCTATTGTTCAACTATATAAATTAGGGTATTTGCAAAAGGAAATTGCAGATGCCTTTTTTGTTTCTCAACGACATATCAGTGACATCGTGAATCAAAAAACATGGGTGCACTTATGGGGTAGGGGCGGTAAGCATCTTGACAAACTTTAGCTTCGACACCGAGCCTGGGGTTTCGTGCGAATTTTTTTCATTTCAAAGGGGGTATTAACCAATGGCAAAAGACGGTACTGCTAGAGGTGGTGCAAGAATAGGTAGTGGAAAGAAACCTACAAATAAGAAAAAGGTGGAAGTGTTAACTACAACCTTCGATGATATGTCAGATTTTATTACACCCGATGAAATTGAAGGAGTCGAAGTTCCACCGATTAAAGATTATTTAAAAGCAAAGCAAAAAAATGGTAAAGATTTTTATGCAGAGGATATTTTTAAAACCACTTACTTATGGCTTAAGAAACGTGGCTGCGAAACGCTGGTTGGCAATCAATTAATAGAACAATATGCAATGAGTGTATCTCGTTGGATTCAATGTGAGGAAGCAATTTCAGAATTTGGTATGCTCGCAAAACATCCTACAACAGGAAATGCAATCGCAAGTCCATATGTTTCAATGTCACAGGCATATATGAAACAGGTAAACCAAATTTGGTATCAGATTTATTCAATCATTCAAGACAACGGATCAGCTGAAATTGACGAACTTGATCCACAGGATTTAATGATGGAAAAATTAC